CCGCCCAACCCCATCCGCGCCGCGCTGCAGCAGGCGATGCTGAGCCCGCGCGTGCAGCAGGCCGTCGCCGTCTTCGTCAACGCGCTCGTCGACGAGGGCGAAGCCATCCTGCAGGCCAAGTACAGCGGCGAGCGCCTGCGCCTGTACATGCCCAAGGGCATGGGCCAGGCCGCGCGCGACGAGCGCAAGCGCCGCGTCCGCGCGCTCGCCGCGCCGCCCAGCAACCTCGGCACCGAGCAGATCGCCGCGCTCGAAGGCATCAGCGTCCGCCGCGTGCAGCAGATGCTGAAGGGGGCCGATTGACGGGTCTCGGCGAAATCTTGGGGCCTGAACATTTCGCCGAGGGTTCTCCAGCATCGCCCGGCCGCAAACCGGGCACCGCGCCCGCAATCCACCGGAGAGCCCCAGCCCATGAAGACCGGCACCACCGTCCGCCTGAAGCAGCCCGTGATCCAGGGCGAGATCAAGGCGCGGCGCTTCAACGACGCCGACGAGCTCGAGCTGCTCGTCGCCTGGACCGAGAACGGCGAGCCGGTCGAGCGCTGGTTCGCCGCCGAGCAACTGGAGGAGGTCCGGCCGTGACGCCCAATCCGAACAACATCGAGCGCGCCCACGCGTCCAGCGTCGTCGGCGCTGCCCTGTCGCGCAGCGCCACCGTCTCCGAGGTCGCCCGCGCCACGGGCATCTACCACGCGGTCTGCCACACCCCGCGCCCGCACCTCCTGCGCGAGTACATCGAGATCCGCGACGCCGCCTCCGCCCTGGACCGCCTGGTCGACACGCAGCCGCTGCGCAGCGTGCTACTGCGCCGCCAGCAGCGCCTGGCCACCCTGCGGCGCGACCTGGCCGCGATCCCGCTCGAGCGGAAGTGGACGGATCGCATCCTCAACATCGTCACGACCGAAGGCAAGAACGCCGCGCTGACGCACTTCCTGAAGGGCAGCAGCTACACGGCCAGCCTGGTGCTGGGGCTGATCGAGGACACCGGCTACAGCGCCGTCGCCGCTGGCAACACGGCGGCCAACATCACTGCGGTGGGCAGCGGCAGCCCAGCCAACGGGTGGAACGAAGCGCCTGTCGGCACCTGCGCCGCGCGCGGCACGCCGAGCTTCGGCACCGCGTCCGCCGGCTCGCTGGCCACGTCAAGCGCGGTGTCGTTCTCGATCCTCGCCACCGACACGATCAAGGGCCTGTTCCTCCTGTGCCGCAGCGCCGCGGGCACCGCGCCCACCACCACCGTCGGCAACACGAACGGCGCGCTGTACAGCGCAGGCCTGAGCAGCGGCGGCGACAAGGGCGTCGCCAACGGCGACACCGTCACCGCCAACTACACCGCGAGCCTCTGAGGCGTGTCGCACCTCCTGTTCGGCCCCCTGCTGGCCAACGTGCCGCGTGGCCCGATGCGCCGTGGCCAAGTCGTCGGCGGCCACGCGCACCACTTCGATCACCCCACCTGCGCCATCAATGGCGCGATCACGGTGGCGATGCTGGGCGGCAGCATGCGCCTCGGCGCGGACGGTTGGCCGATTCAGGCACGCTGGAGCAAGGACGGCTGGCCGCCCGATGACGAAATCGAGGTCCAGCACCTGATCGACAGCCGCACTGACCGCTTCGCGGTGCTAGTGCCGCGCGGCCGGTGGCACGCGTTGCGCGCCGAGACGGACGGCGCTCAGTACGTGTGCTGGTATCCGCACCTGGCACCGCAGCCCATCGCCCTCGAGCGCCCCGGCGCCATGCCGCGGCAGAAGCCCTGGACGATGCGCGACGCCGATGGGGCTCTGTGGGCTCGCATCGACGAAGCGATCGTCACCGACGCCTGCGGCTGGGCCGACGCCTACCGCTGATCCGACAATGGTCGCCTTTGTCCCGGCAGCGGTCGAGCTGACCGACGCAGGCACCAAGTGGGGCCTGCTCACGGTCACGCGCGACGATGGGTCGATTGAGCGCCAAGACATCCTCGATGCAGAGCTCACCGATGCCATCTGTCGCGGCGAGTGCCTGCCGCCCGGCGTCACGGTCGAGCAGCATGGGCGCGGGCAGGCCATCGTCGTCAAGCGGCCCTGCCGCCCAGGCCAAGGGCTCGTGCAGGCCAATGGCTGGCTCGTGGTCAATGCAGGCGTCCGCAGGGTGGGCAAGCTGGTGCAGGCCGATGTCGTGCGCGTGCCGCCCACGCACTGGGCCGCTGGCGCCAGCGCTCCGCCAGGCACCCTGTTGCTTGAAGCCGCGCTCGCGCGCGAGCTGGGCCTGGAGGTGCGCTGATGGCCGTTGAGTTCGTCGGCGGCTCCGGCGCCATCACGGCCGCCGGCTCCGGTGCGTCCATCGGGTACACGGTCGGCAGCGGCAGCAATCGAGCGCTCGTGGTCCACTGTTCCGACACTGACGCTGCCTTGCCGCCGATGGATGGCGCCAGCTACAACGGCGTCTCGATGACGCTGGCGCAGCGCGACAACGACCTGCACACGTTCTACCTCGCAGCGCCGGCCAGCGGCGCGAACACTCTGTACCTGGACTTCGGTGGCGCCTACGAACGTGTCTTCTGCGCGCGCAGCGACTGGCAGGGCGTGGATCAAACCGCTCCGCTGGGCAGCGTCAGCCACGTCACGGGCACGTCGGCCAGCCCCGACAGCGGTACGGTGACATGCCCGTCCGGCGGCGCCATCGTCGCGCACCAGCGCAACAACTACACGGGGGGCGGCTCGATCAGCGCCTCGTCGGGCACGCTGATCGCGGCACAACGCAACGGCGCTACCGGTAAGGGCGCCGCCGCAGGCTACCGCACCAGCACGGGAGCAGTGGCGTTCTCGATCCCGGGCTCCGCGGCCTGGGAAATGCAAGTTACGACGATCAACGCCGCAGGGGGCGGCGGCACCACCCACGACATCGCAGTCAGCGAGTCCGCCACCGCCACCGACACCGCCACCACGCAGGCCTCGCTCGTGGCCACGCGCACCGAAGCGGCCGCCGCAGCCGACGCCATCACCGCCGCGCTGACGGCCGCCGCCGCTCGCACCGAAAGCGCTTCGGCTTTCGACACGCCGGCCGTCACCTTGACGACCGCGGCCGCGGCCACCGAGGCCGCTTCCGCCACCGACACCCCCAGCGCTGGCCTGCTCACCGCCATCGCCCGCACCGAATCCGCCACCGCCACCGACGCGCAGACGTCTGCGCTGCAGGCCGCCGCCGGCGTCAGCGAGGCCGCCGCGGCGGCCGATGCCGCCAGCGCGGCGCGCGCGGCTGTCGTCACGGTCGCCGAAGCAGGCGCCGCCACCGACGCGCTCGTCGCCGCGCTGGCCGCCGTCGCCGCGGTGGCCGAAGCCGTCTCGGCGGTCGACGCCGTCAGCACCAGCCCCGACCTGACGCTCGCCGTCACCGAGGCCGCTACCGCGGCCGACACCGTCGCCGCGGTGGCCGCGCTCGTCGCGCAGGTCGCCGAAGCGGCTGCTGCCGGCGACCAGGCCGCGATCGCCGCACAGCTCGTCGCCACGCTCGTCGAGCCCGCCGCGGCGGCCGACAGCGTCGCGGCCACGGTCGCCGCGGTGCACGCCGTGTCGGTGGCCGAGGTGGCCGACGCGCTCGAGCTGATCCTGCTCGAGCTGCTCGCCGACGCCTTCACGCGCGCGCCGGCCGACCTGGCGATCGACGCCCGCGCGCGGCCGCTGCTGCTCGGCCTGATCGAGCGCCAGCGCGGCACCACGCTGCAAGACCGCCGCCGCCAGCTCGGCGCGCTGCTGAAAGGCCCCCGTCGATGACGCTGCAATCCACCCTCTACGCGGGCGAGACGCTCAACTACCGCGCCAGCCTCGCCGCCTATCCGGCCAGCGCCGGCTGGGTGCTGCACCTGGTGCTCGGCGCGCGCACCGGCAGCGCGCCCATCACTGTGACCGGTACCGCCGAGGGCGACGCGCACCTGGTGCAGGCGACGTCGTCCACCACGGCCGGATGGGCGCCGGGCGCCTACGGGTGGGAGCTGTGGGCCATCAACGGCAGCGAGCGGTACCGGCTCGACAGCGGCCAGCTCGTCGTGGCCCCGAGCCTGCTCGGCGCGTCGGCCTCGGTCGACACCCGCAGCGACACGCAGCGCGCTTACGACGCCGTCACCGCGCTGCTGCAGGGCAAAGCCGACAGCGGCGTCGAGAGCTACCGCATCAACAACCGCGAGCTGAAGAGCTACCCGCTGCCCGACCTGATCAAGTTGCAGGCCAAGCTGCGCAGCGAGCTCAGCGCCGAGCGCGTGGCCGCCGGCCTGCAGCCGCTGCCCGGCACTGGCGTGCAGCGCATTCTGGTGCGCACCCGGTAGCCCGCCGCGCGCGGCCAGCGCGCAACGGGTGCGGCGAAATCTTGGGGCCTGAAAATTTCGCCGGGCTTCCGTAACAGTGCGCCGCCATGCAGCGCGACGCCGTCCAAGCCCAGCCCGCGGCCGCCCCGGCCGGGGCCGCGTCGCCTGCGTTCCCGGGCAGCCGCATCCTCACCGACTGGAAGCGCGCGCAAGAGCAGCAGCGCCGCCTGCGCCAGGCCGAGCAGGAATCGGCCCGCGTGATGGCCAGCATGCGGCGCATGGGCGGCTTCACGCCCCGCCGCGCGCCAGGCACGCCGGCCCGCCCCATCGAGCCCGCCTTCAGCGTGGTCGGTGGCGCCCGGGCCTTCGCGGCCAGCGGCACCGACCGGCTCACCGCCAGCTGGGGCACCCACAACAGCAGCATCAACGCCGACCTCGAAGGCGGCCTGACGGTGCTGCGCGCCCGCAGCCGCGACTGGTGCGTCAACACCGACCAGGGCGCCCGTTACCTCGAGCTGGTGGCCGACAACATCATCGGCGCCGCCCCGCCGCGTCTGCAGGTGCGTGCCAAGGCCTACGACACCGGCGAGCAGATGGACGATGTGGCCAACACCACCATCGAACGCGCCTGGGCCGACTGGTGCCGCGCCGGCCAGTGCGAGGTGACGGGCGCGCTCGGCTTCGCCGAGGTGTGCCGCGCGCTCGTGCAGGCTGCCGCGCGCGACGGCGAGTTTCTGCTGCGCCGCGTGCGCAACCTGTCGTTCGCCTACGGCTACCAGCTGCAGCTGTTGGACGTCGACCGCATCGACAGCGGCGCCAACATCGCCCCAGCGCAGCCCGGCGGCAACGCAATCCGCCTGGGTGTCGAGATCAACGCGCTGGGCCGCAAGGTCGCGCTGCACCTCTTCAACCGCCACCCGGGCGACAGCAGCATCGGCCTGGCCGGCAAGGGCATGGCCGAGCGCGTGCCCGCGCAGAACTTGCTGCACGGTTTCGTGCTCAAGCGGCCCGAGCAGGTGCGCGGCTACCCCTGGGCGGCCCCGGTGCTGCGCCGCGCCAACACGCTCACCACCTACGAGGGCTACGCCCTCGAAGCGGCCAAGGTCGGCGCCGCGAAGATGGGCTTCTACACCGTGGACAAGGACGCGGTGAACGGCGCCGAAGTCACCTGGGAGCAGATGCGCACCGCCACCGGCGAGCTGGTGCAAGACGCCGAAGCCGCCATGCTCGAAGCGCTGCCCCCGGGCGTGGGCTTCGAGGTGGCGGACTGGACGTATCCCGCCGACGCTTTCCCCGCCTTCGTCACCGAGTACAAGCGCGACATCGCGGCCGGGCTGGGGGTGGCGCACCACAACCTCAGCGGCAACATGGCCGGCGTCAACTACAGCTCGGCCCGCATCGCCGAGCTGAACGAGCGCCGCGCCTGGCGCGCCCTACAGCAGTGGTTCATCAGCTGCTGCGTGCAGGTGGTGTACGCCGACTGGCTGGAGTGCGCGCTGCTCAAGCGCGCCATTGTGCTGCCCAACGGCAGCGCGCTGCCGGCCGAGAAGCTGCAGAAGTTCCTGGCCGCCAGCAGCTTCCAGCCGCAGGGCTGGGCCTGGGTGGACCCCGAGAAGGACATGAAGGCCGCCGCCATCGGGATGAGCTACGACATGCGCAGCCTGCGCGCCGTGGCCGACGAGCAGGGCGTCGACCTCGAAGACACGCTGGCCGACAAGGCCGCGCTCATCAAGCGCTACCAGGCGCTCGACCTGCCGCTGCCGCCGTGGCTGGGCGGTGCAGGCGCCACCGTGGCGCCCGCATCCGCCGCGTCGCCGGCCCCCGAAACCGAACCCGAGGCCGCATGAGCGCACTGCTGTCGCACCGCTACTGGAGCCGCGAAGACGCGCCCGCGCGCGCCGCGCTGATGTCGGCGCTGGCGGCGTTGCAGCCGGGCCAGCGCCTGCGCATTGCCGACGCGCTGAAGGGCCGAACCGAAGGCCCCGCGCCGACCGACGGCGCGCAGCGCGCAGACGACGAGGCACCGCCGCCCCTGTGCCACTACGCCACCGGCACCATCCGTGCCGGCAGCGTCGACGCCGACACGCGCGAAGTCGAGCTCGCCTTCAGCTCCGAAGAGCCGTACGAGCGCTGGTGGGGCGTGGAGATCCTCGGCCACAAGGCCGGCGAGTGCGACATGAGCTGGATGGCCAGCGGCCGCGCCCCGTTCTTGAGCGACCACGACACGCGCAAGCAGATCGGCGTCGTCCCCCGCGCCTGGCTGAAGGAGCGCCGCGGCAAGGCCGTGTGCCGCTTCGGCCACAGCGCCCTGGCCGAGCAGGAGATGCGCGACAGCAACGCTGGCGTGCGCGTCAACGTCAGCGTCGGCTACGAGATCCGCGAGCTCGAGCTCGTGAAGAAGGAAGGCGAGGTCTCGACCTTCCGCGTCACCGACTGGCTGCCGCTGGAGTGCAGCCTGGTTGCCATCCCCGCGGACATGACGGTCGGTATCGGCCGCAGCGTCGCCGCGGACCCATCCCCGGCAGCACCCGCCCGCCCCACCACCGTTCCCGCCCAAC